GGCCCCGCCTCGCTCAGTGGCCAAGCCTCGCCGTCGCTATAAGCCCCGGCCTCGCGTCAAGGGCGCGACATTCCGCAAGCTCAACGGGTTCGTGTGTGCCCGCGAATTTAAGGTGACTGGCGACATCAAGGCGACTGAGGAACGCGCCAAAGAATCGGCCTGGGCGGCGTTCCACGGCGAGGTTAAGTTTGAGTTGGGCGAGCGCTACGCAGATAGCCGTTTTGCCAAAAGGCCGCGTTTTGAGTGTGCCCGATCGACATCAGAAACGCTGGCCAGCAAAACGCTGGAAGCTGTTGGTGGATCGGGCGTGTATAGACACAGGTGCAGACTGCGTGCAGTGGCGTGCAAACCGCCGGAGACAGATTGAGCATGACCTGGGAAACCCTAAACGAAGCCGCGATCGAAGCCGCACGCAAAGGCGGCGCCCGGCAATGGTATATTCTGCGCTGTGATTCGCAGAAGATCGCTAGAGCTATCGAGTTGTTGCCCTACTTCGATTGCATCGCCTTCGTCCCGACTGAGACCAAGATAGTCAAACAGGGCAGCGGCGGTCGTAAACGGGCCGTGGAGCGCCGTCAACCCCTCATGACGGGCTATGTCGTGGCTGGATTTGCAAAAACACCTAGATGGTGGAGTTTGTTTGATCAGCCATGGGTCTATGGCGTATTGACCAGATCAGGTTGGCCAGCAGTCATCCCGCCGTCTGCCCTGGAACGCTGCTATGGCATTCACCACGCCAAGGCGGCATCACTTCCCGGCGCAAAATCCCTCAAGCCAGGCGATACTATCCGCGTCCGTGACGGCGGATTTGCCGGACATGAGGCGCGACTTCTGGAAATTACTGGCAACGAAGGGAAATTTATCCTGGAACTGTTCGGCAAAGCGCACCCGGTCAAGATGCGGTTGTCGGAAGTAGAGGCAGCATAGGGCGAGAATAAACTGTGTCTCTCATGCCTCATGTGTGGGGAATACGCATTTACGCCACAGTCAAAGCCACGAACCAGTGCTAGCTAGGACACTTGTTTTGCGTCAGTCAGCGTCCCTTTTAATCCCCATGGGAGCAATGATGCGACATGATCACTCGCACTATGACGACCGTGGCCCTGGCAGCCGTTCTGGCAATCGGGTCACAACAAGCCTACGCCGCTGATAAACTGGTCGGCGGTCAATGTTGCGCCGATCTCGAGGAGCGCATTGCAGAACTTGAGGCTACGACCGCCCGCAAGGGCAACCGCAAGATGAGCCTCACGGTGAGCGGCCAAGTCAACCAGGCGGTGCTATTCCACGATATGTCGGAAGGCCTGACCAGCGTTCCACAGACCAGCATCATCGGCAACAACGAACTGAGCACCAGCCGTGTGAGGTTCGAAGGTTCGGGCAAGATCAACCAGGATTGGTCAGCTGGCTTTGTGATGGAATTCGGCGCTGGCGATGACATCAGCATCCGCCATCAGGCGCTTTACATCAAGAGCAAAACAGTCGGCGCGATCTGGCTCGGCAGGACATCGACCGGTACGGACGGCATTGCTGAAATTGATCTGAGCAACGCCAACATCGCCGCCACGGCTCTCAATCTCAGCCCGGCCATCGACACGTTCGCACCCGGCGTCAAACTGGTCCCGTCCTTCGATGGCGGCAGACGCGAGCTGGTCAAGTGGCAATCGCCAACCGAGATGCCCATCAATCTCTCGGCATCGATCAGCGACAAAGATACCTACGACGTTGCCATTCGTGGCACCGGAGAAGTCGGGCAGTTTCGTTTGGCCGCCGGCATCGGCTACCGCAAAGACCAGCTTGACGTGATCTGGGCGCCGGGCATTGAGGCACGCACGTTTGCAGGTTCGGCCAGCATCATGCACGTGCCGACCGGTCTGTTCGTTTCAGGCTCAGCCGGACGCATCCAGGCCATGGGCGAAGAGCTACGCGGCTATCACGGCAGATTGGGCTTTGAGCAAAAATTTTCCGCCATGGGCAAGACAACGTTTTTTGCGGAATTTGGTCGGATCGAAATTAATGGCGTGGATGACTATTGGGGCGGCGGTATCGTCCAAGCGATCGACCCGGCAGCCATGGAGGTTTATCTATCAGGCCGCAAATACGACCTCGACGGTGCGGCTCCTGGCATTGTCGATGATGCCACGGTGATCGTTAGCGGGGCTCGTATCCGGTTCTGATGTGACAAAAAAAGTTCAATCAACATCAATTCCAGCATGTTGATTGAGCAAATCAATGCACTGTGGTATCTGATTTGCTCAAGGGACGATGCTCGCCTGATTTGGACCCAATACGCGTAGGTCCCGGAGCACCCCGGCCAACACTCGCATTGGCCACATTAGGGTATTGCGCCCAAAGATAGGTTTTAGTTCACAGCAGCGGCGTGGAAAGCAGACACGCCATCCAGCTTGGTGGAGAAGGCGGGATAGCGACCCGGCGCTAGAGTTGGACCGATCCAATCGGGGACCCATGCGATTTGGGCGCGTGAGGTTAAGCCGGAGTAGCGCCCGGCCTGCTGTGATATGAAACCAAACGGAAATGCCAATGACGCCCCGGCAGGCACTTTCGGCAGAGCTTGACCGCATAATAGCGGACGCTCAAAGAGCAAAGCGCCTGATCGACCTGGACCGAAGACTGACCGAAGATTGTTTTGCAGAGTTTGAGGCGCTCTTATCTCATCAACGCGCTTACGGCCTCGCCGTGTTGCTTATCCATCTGCAAACAGCAAACTCATCAATTGAGTATCATTAATCAATTAGCAATCTATCAACCGCCTAAGTCAGAGCAAGAGACAATGGCAGATGCAAAACAGCCCAAGAAACCAAGGGGCAATCCAGGCGTAAGGCTAAACCCAAGACATGACGAAGCCACGCGCAATAAAATCAAGACTACTCAGCTCATTAAGCGCTTGCAGGGCTTTTCTCTTTCCGAGTTAGACCCCCAAACGCACAAGCCGATTGAGATGAGCGCCACGCAGGTCAACGCAGCCCTTGGTTTGATCAAGAAAACGCTGCCCGATTTGTCATCGATCGACATATCCGGTTTGCTCGACGTGAACCTTACCAAACACGAAGAGGCGATTGACGAACTCGAATGAGCAAGATGTCAGATCGCGAAAAGGCGGTGCGTCAAAAGCTCAAGGACGATTTCCAGCACTACGCCTCAAAATGTTTAAAGCTCAGAAGTAAAGCAGGCTCAATCATTCCGTTCCAGATGAACCGATCGCAACGGTTCCTGCATGAACGGCTAGAAAAGCAACGCAAAGAGAAAGGCAAGGTTCGGGCGCTTGTGTTGAAAGGCCGTCAGGTCGGAATATCAACGTACATCGCGGGCCGTTTCTACTGGCGAACGTCACACACGAAGGGGTTTCGAACCTTCATCCTCACGCACTTAGAGGACGCCACATCCAACCTGTTCGGCATCGCCAAGCGCTACCATGAGAACTGCCCCGATCTCGTCAAGCCTGCAACCAGCGCTTCAAATGCTCGCGAGCTTGTCTTCAATGCGCTCGGATCAGGCTACAAGGTCAGTACTGCCGGTTCAAAGGACGTGGGCCGGTCTGAAACGATTCAGATGTTCCACGGGTCGGAAATGGCATTCTGGCCGAACGCGGATGAGCATAGCGCCGGCATTGGTCAGGCGATTGCCAACGCACCAGGCACAGAGGACATAAGAGAAAGCACCGCCAACGGGATCGGCAATGCCTTTCATGGCCTTTGGAAAGCGGCGGAGCGCGGCGACAGTGAGTTTGAGGCGATCTTCATCCCTTGGTTCTGGCATGAGGAATACGAGACAGACCCGCCCGAAGGCTGGGCGCCACCAGATGAGTTCAAGGAATACCAGGAGATTTACGGCCTCGATGACCGGCAAACCTATTGGGCATTCCTCAAGAACCGTGATCTCAGCGTCATGGCTGGCGGTGGACCTGATGAAATCAACTGGAAGTTCCGACAGGAATACCCGGCCAATGCCGAAGAAGCGTTCCAGACGTCGGGCACAAGCTTTATTTCGGCAATTAGCGTACTCAGGGCGCGCAAAAACAAGGTCGATGTGCCATATGGGCCGATTATCCTCGGCGTTGATCCGGCGCGCGGTGGCGGCGACAAGACGGGCATCATAGATCGGCAGGGCCGCAGGATCGGCGGGCATGTCGCTCTGTTGATCGACCGTGATGACACAATGGCCGTGGCTGGCGAAGTGCAGAGGATAGCCAAGCCGCTCATAGCATTAGGGCTGGCCAAGATCGTTGTAGACATCACCGGGCTCGGCTCGGGCGTTTATGACAGGCTACGCGAAACCATGGGGCAATACGTTGAGGGCGTAAACTTCGCGAGCAGAGCCTATAACCGCGAGGCTTATTCTAACCGGCGCGCTGAAATGTGGGACTTGATGCGGCAGTGGCTAGAAGACCCGGCCGGCGTTCAAGTTCCTGACGATGATATGTTGCAGGCTGATCTGACATCGCCGATCCGTGAGAAAGGCGCCACGCATTTCAATTCATCGGGCCAGCTTGTGCTTGAAAGCAAAGACCACATCAAGGAACGCCTCAACCATTCGCCAGACATTGGAGACGCCGCAGCGTTGACGTTCGCGGTCAACATGGACCTGGTTATGGATGCATGGGGCGAGGATGCGGATCAGAGCAATTGCGGCAACGTTTCGACAGGGTACTAGAGGTTGTAGCGCATGTTTCTAGTGTCAAAATTCCCGGCTCAGTACCACCTTCAGGTTGAAAATAACAGGTAATCGCCAATAATGACAGACGTTGCGGGCTTCGACCTCGCATCAGAGGAAGCCGAAGTCGCACCACAAAAGCCGGGCGTCATCGATCTGGTGCAGCAGCTCCAGAACTTTGCCGAAGAAGGCAATGTGACCGAATATTTCAGCGACGACGAGATGGCCACGCTTGGTGGAAAAGTCGTCCAGGAATATCGCGTAGACAAAGAGAGCCGCTCGGAGTGGGAAGCAACGGCAGAACGCGCAATGAAGATGGCGCGGCAGGTCAAAGAAGGTAAGTCTTGGCCGTGGCCCGGCGCTTCGAACGTCAAATATCCGATGCTGACGACGGCTGCGCTGCAATTCGCGGCCCGCGCCTATCCGGCCATCATGGGTGGGCCTCGCATCGTCAAGGTGAAGGTAGCCGGCAAGGACGATGGCGGCCAGAAAGCAGCCCGCGCAGATCGCGTATCGCAGCACATGAGCTATCAGCTCACGCAGGAACTGCCAGAGTGGGAGGAAGACCTAGACACGCTGCTGCATCAAATACCGGTCGTCGGCTGCGCGTTCCGCAAGGTCTATCACTCGGAGTTATCGGACGCGGGCTTCTGTTCTGATCTCGTGAGTGCGATGGATTTGGTGGTGAACCAAAAGGCCAAGCATCTCGACACGGTGCCGCGCATTACGCACGTGATCACGCTCTATCCATATGAAGTCGAGGAACGCCGTCGGTCTGGCCGCTTCCGCAATGTGGACATTGATTTCAAGACCAACGACGAAGGCGGGGAAGACGAGGAGGCGCCGCAAACGTTCCTGGAGCAGCATCGCTTTTGGGATAGCGACGGCGACGGCCTGGCAGAGCCTTGGGTGATCACGGTGCACGAGGGCACTGAAACGGTTGT